CCACGCCGCCGCCGCCATTGCTGCGACTGGTCGGGGTGAAACAAAGTCGTAACCGCGACCCGCCGTAGAAACCGCTTGAAGGTCTTGTCCTTCGGTCATCGTAGCCGCATTCCCGTGGCCGGACATACCCGCGATCTTAACGCCCGCTGACGCCGCACCCGCCGGTTTCTTAGAAACCACCTTGAACAGAATCTTCGCGAGGGATTCGTTAACGACCTTGCCGTACTGAAGGATCTCGGTGTAAGCACTCGCCCAAATCATGCCCGCTGTTGCATCCGGGAGGCCGAGAACGAAGCCGGGTACTCGGTTAAACTTCCGGTCGATAAGCGTTACATCCTGGTCAATCGGCTGCGTTTTGCCGTTTACCGTAACTGACTTACGTTTTGTGCCCGAGAACCTATTCGTGTAATACCAGACAACACGCGGCCCCTTCTCATCAACCTTCGGGTCCCAGGTGCGCTGATACATCCAAACTTCGGAGGGGTGGTCCGGGTTAACGCGAAGAGCCGTGATCTGATTCAGCGGAATGACGCGGGCGGTCTTTGTACTCTTATCGCACGCAATGAAGATATTGCCGTCTGCGAAGCGACCCCTCTGCAACTCTTCGTGAGCAAGTGCCGAGAAAAGGTTTTCCTGGTTCACGACGTTCTGATAGAACCGGATTAGTTCCGACTTACGCCCCGCTCCCCCCGAATCCTTCACACCCTCAATGTTTAGGCCCTTGCTCCAGACATATCCAGCGTGGAGGGAGGCTCCGCGAGCGGGAAGAGCATCGCCTACGACATGCGGCCGGATCTTCTCAGAAATCTCTTTCAGTTCGTCAAGGTCAAGTCCCTCAAGGTGCTCGCCTTGGGCAAATGCCGAAATCAACTGCCAGCCGTTGTCCTCCAGGGCGAATTGCATCCGAACTTCGTCAAGGCTCTCACGCAAAGAGAAGTTTTCACTCTCCAGCGTCTCCAAACGAGCAATGTGCTGGTCGCTGAGAATAGCCACAGAACGGGGCGTGTCCTCTTGCAGGGCCTCGTATGTAGCCTTGTCCCAGTCCACAGCGGGCATTAAGTCCTCAATTCGCGCTAATAGGTGCTTAATCCTAGTTTATCAGCCCGTTATTCTTAGCCGCGCCACTTCATCGGCATTCCCGCACCTGAGAGGTACTCGGAGAGGCCGTAGTCGGGGATTTCGGACCTGTCTTCGGACACTACCGCTCCCACCGGGAGTTGATTCCACGGGTTTCCGGTCCAGGGGCTCATGTCGCACGCGGCCATAATCACGGCATCTAGGCGGTCGGGAGATTGTCCGGAAAGGCCCTTCTTGATTTCGTCCTTCGCGGTAATCTCGATGGCTCCACGGCTGTTGAACTTGTACGTAATAGCCTGCAATTCCTCGCGCAAGCCCTCATCGTCGTAATCCAGGTCGATTTCACCATTCGTCATCTGCTTACGGAGACTGTCATGGGCATACGCTCGTTTTCGACCCCACTGAGTTAGGTCGGGAGAGGCAGAGCCGTTATCCCAGCCGATCAGAACATAACTCTTCGGGAAGAACTCATCCAACTCATCCAACATGTCATACACACCGCCGCCGACTCCACCAGAGTCAATCCGAACCTCCACCGCTCCGGATTCTTGAGCGAACTTATGAATGCGCCGGGAGGTCTCTACGGTGTCCGTTTTGCCCCAGTGATCTATGACGCGAATTCTTCCGCCGCGGTTAGCCGCAATAACTGATTCATCCTGACCATACCGAGCAATATCTACTCCAAGAATCAGGGGTGCGGCACCGTCATCTTCAATGCTTGCGTCGTAAGCTGTGTTGATCGCCGCCTGAGGAAAGAAAGCGAAATCGTCATCTTCGGGGAACTGCCCCATGACCTTCGAGAGGTAGCGGGCCTCAGTCTCAGACCAAATCTCTTTCTTATTCTCAATCCACTCGCGAGAGGTAATGGCTGACCGGAAACGAGCCTCCATTTCGGGATCGTTCGGGTAGACAACTTCTCCGGTCATCGTCGGCAACTCGAACGCACTTATATTGAACGTATTCCAGGTTCGGCCCTCGGGCTTTGTCTTATCCCAGAATCGCCGCCAGTACGCCTGGGGATAGTCAGGGTTCCCGAACACTGCCGCTCGTGACCCGGAACCCGTCGTCACGGCCTCCATCGCCGTGAACATGTCCCGCTCGATTGCGCCGCCCTCGTCGGAGAAGACGTAGACTCGACCCTTAACACCTCGAACACCCTGGAAGACAGCCATCTCTTTACCCTTGGAGGGCACACGTCCGTACGCCAGGAAGGTCTTGCCATTCTCGCCGTCGTAAATCCATTCCAGTTTCTCGGAGAGCCGCCCGGGGAGACTGTTTTGTCGCGCCGACGCTTGACCGAAATGATTCTTCAGGTACGCCCAGATAACCTTTTCGACCTGCTGGATGGAGGGGGCGGTAACGATGGATGTCACATCTCCCGGCTCGAACACAGAGGACGCCCACGCAATCATGCACGACATCTCCCAGGACTTTGACACGCCATTAGCGGAGGCGACTGCCGTCTTCGTCAAGGGTCCGTGCAACGCCTCCCAGGTGATCTGGTTCATCCGGGCGTAAGAATTGTACCCAAGAATATCGCTGCGCCAGGCATGATAATCATTCCGGTAGAGGTCTCTCTGGCTCTTTAGACGAATCTCTGCAAGCACTTCATTAGCGACTTCGATTAGGCTCATGGGAGGTCCTTCCAAACATCGCCCCGGCGTATAGCATAAACATGACTGTGGGTAAGGCCGTACTCCTCAGCTATCTGGGATACTGGCTCACCTTTTAGAGCCCTCGCTTTAATATCCCTCGCCTCTAAAGCACTAAGTTGCCTTCGACCTTTGTTAGGGGCTGTAAAATCCGTTTGCCCCCTCTTTGCAAGCCTTGCGGGATCATACTCGGGATCTCGGTACGTTTTATTCTCAAGAAGGTGTTGAATCGCGGATTCGGACATCCGGAATTTATCAGCCAGTGAACGACTCGACACCCACTCAGACAGTCTAAGATTTCGAAGTTCACGTACCTCATCCATCGTCAGCTTAGTGCGATGATGGCTGCCTGCTGGGCGGGAGGCTATGCTTTCGGGGTTAAACGTCGGATCGAACCAAAGTTGATTTTTAAGTATTCGGTCGATAGCTGTTCGGGTTACTCCATAGTCTGCGGCTAAAACAGTTGCCTCTTGGTACAGGGCTTGCCTCCGTGCCCTGATTTCATGCACCGTGGCCCAGTTCAACTTAGCAGATGGCCCACCCGATGCACGGTACTTCTCCGATAGCGCTGTCCTGGACTCCGGTGAATGGACCGAACCCCTACCTCCGTCGCCGCCGTCCGTAAGGTTCAGGTCAGCTTGCCCCGCACTACGTAAATTGGAAATCCAGAAAACTTCCAATTCATTCAGTTCGTTCTCATCATCGGCTTCACAGAGTTCGCGAATCTCCACGACCTCAGGATTATCTATCCTTGACCGTAGCCAACCCTGAATCCTTGTGGGGCGTGCGGAGTTTCGGGCGTAAGTCCAGTGGTTGCGCATCCTATTAGACAGGTTCGTTACTGTCTTACCTACATATCGGATTCGTTCCGGATCTCGGATGTCCAAGATTCCGTAGATGAGGTTTCGTCGCTCCATAATCCAAGCTTATCATACGTACATGCTCGTACTGGAGGTTATGACTCCCGCTTTGCCGCCGCTTCGGATAGGTTCCGGTTGAACACCCCGTAGAGTTCCTGTTCGTCCAGTCCGTGCTCGTCAGATATTTCCCGAACACCGGCCTCGATAACTTCGACCATCAGGCTGAATAGCTCTCGAACGCGCAACTGATTCAGGGATGAGACCGCAACGTCGTCCTTCGCAGAGGCCCGGTTGTATTCGATCAGGAGCGTCTTAATAGCACCTACGCTCGAATTTATTGCACCTGAGAAATTTCTTTCATCACTAATCTGTGCGGCCTTTTCGTAGGCCATATCCGCAAGCTCTTGGAGTTTCGTAAGGAGTTGTAGTCTCTGGAGTTGAAGGGTTAGCGGATCTACAAACTCGATAAGTTCTCGCTTCGCCCGCAGAATCTCCTCTGGGGTAACGCCAAGCTCGGACGCCATCTCTCGCGCACTCTTCTTGC